GTGAAGAAGAAACCGGGGTAAAATTATCCAAGGATTTCAGCGACGAAGAAGGCGACAATATGATTGATCTTCTTGTTGGTGAAACAATGGAAGAATATGAACTTATTGGAAAACGTGAACACAAAGAAGAAAATGAAGACTTGGAAACTTGGACGAAAAAAGTCATCGACGGAATGGTCGAACTTGAATCCGTAAAATCAAAACCAAGCGATGAATCGTATCTTGACAAATCAGTTTACAAGGTTCGATATGCTTACGAAGAAAAATATACAAGCGGCAATTCAAGGAAGTTTTGTAAGGACATGATGGCAAGAACGCGAAACGGTGTTGTTTATCGTCTTGAAGACATCGATAAGGCGTCACGTGAAGGATTAAACAAATCACACGGACACAAGGGACAACCTTATGACATTTTTAAGTACAAAGGCGGGGTTTCATGTGGGCATTTTTTCGAAGAACGATTATATCGTCTTAAAAAGAAAGACGGCGAATATGTCGAAGATAAGGCATTGTCATCGTCTGAAGAAGTCGACACAATACCAAAATCATATCGTCCAAGACCGGCGGGTCACAAGGAAGCCAAGAAGGCACCCAAAGACATGCCGAACAACGGACATCACCCAAATTTTAAATAATGGCGAAAGGACTATTCATTTCACGGAAAGACTTGGTAAAATTCACAAGTTTAGGTGGTAACATCGACACCGATAAATTCATTCAATATGTGCTTATTGCCCAAGAGATAACAATTCAACAATTGCTTGGAACGGATTTATATGAAAAAATTCAAACCGACATTGAAGGATCGTCATTGAGTGGTGACTATTTGACATTGGTTGAAATATATATAAAACCCGTTTTAATTCATGCCGCAGCGGTTCAATATATTCCGTTCGCTTCTTATACATTCGGGAACAAAGGTGTTTTTAAACACACATCCGAAACCGGGGAATCGGTATCAAAAGAAGAAATCGATTATCTTGTCGAAAAAGAAAGATCGGTGATGCAATTTTATGCGGACAGATTGATTGATCATTTAAGTTTTGAAGCCCCTTCGAAATATCCCGAATACAACACAAATTCAAATGATGACGTGAATCCAATCACGGGACAATTTTACACTGGATGGGTATTGTAAGGACATATAAACCAAAAGAAAAAAACGTCGTCAAATTAAAAACATTTTTGACTTCGTTATATAACAAAAAGGACAAAAAAATAATTATTATAGTATGGCATTTGGATCAATTTATTCGGTTACTTGGTGGGGAAACGCAAACGAAGCGAACGGATGGGGTATTGTTTACCCATTGACCGCCGGTGGATCATATTTGACGGTTGACACAAACACAATTTCAGCCGACACAACATCAATAAAAGCAGACGCAACAGAAATATAAAAAAAATAAAATGGCTAAACAAACAGTAAATATTGGAACAACTGCGAACGACGGAACGGGAAGTCCCCTTCGTACTGCATTTGATTTTATTAATGACAACACGAATGAAGTTTATGCGCTTCTTGGAAACGGGACAACTTTGTCAATAAGTGGTGACGCAACCATGTCAGCGGGTGCAGTTACAATCGCAAATGACGTGATTGATCACGACAACCTTTCGTCAAGATATTCGACAAAGATTGAAACATCACACGCAACGGGTGCATTGTCCGTTGATTGGTCTGCGGGAACAACGATCGAATTCACAACTGCGATCACGGCAAATATTGAACTTGATTTCACAAACTTCAAACAAGGTCAAGTTTTAGATATTTATGGATTGACCGGTGCGTTTACGGTGACATTAGATTCCGACGCGGCAACATCTGAAACATTCAATCTTGTTGGCGGTGGTGCTTACGATGGTGCATCAACAAATTATTTGCAAGTTGTTTGCGTGGACGATTCGGCGGATGCGGTTTTCAATTATTCAATTTCAACATACGCAAGCGACACAATTATTGGTGATTAATAATATTTAAAAAAAATAAAATGGTAGCAATAGACATAAACGGATCAATCAAAACTTACAATTCAGTTCCAAAAATATGGGGAAACATAATTGGTGTGAATTATATGTCGGATTCGGATTTGGAAACAATTGGTTTTTATTCAGTAGTAAGACCAACAACAAAACAATCCGAACAACTTGGCGACATATATTTTGATACTGACAATCAAGTGTTCACTTATCCGGTTGAATCAAAAACATACACCCAAACGGTTGCGGAATTAAAAGAACAAAAGATTGAAAATCTTAAACATTTATACAATTTACAACTTGCAAAGACTGATTGGTACATTATTCGTGGTCAAGAAGGAATTTTGGTTCCACAAAGTATCGCAGACAAAAGGTCGCAACTTCGTGAAGAATGTACTTCAAAAGAAAATGAAATTAATAATTTAACAACAAAGGCAAGTATTATTGATTACGAACTTCCAAATTTTATATAAATGGGATTAAATAAAAGACTTTTTGGACACGAAGCAGCTGCAGCAAGTTCTGACGTTGATCCGTTTAATGATTCAAGCGGATTGGCATTATATAAATTTGATGGAACTGCCGATGATGACGGCGGTAATTACAATGGGACTTGGTCTGGTGCAACAAGATACGCAACTGGCAAAATTGGTCAAGGAGCAGATTTTCGAGGTAGTACAAGTGATTATATAAGTTTGGGAACAAATTTTGGCTTACATAGTATAAATTTTTCAATTTCATTTTGGGTTTATGCAACAAATACTGGAAATAATCAATATTGGATTACTTCAAACGGTGCGGGAACAAATTGTCACACGAATCTTCATATCGGTAGGGATTCTTCACTTGGCAAATTAAGATTTGCAACATTTTGTTCAGATGTTATATCAAGTGCTAATATGAATTTTAATGTTTGGGAACATTGGACATTAACTTATAATAGGTCATCTGGAGGTGAAAGAAAAATTTATAAAAACGGAAACCTTGATAAAACTCAAACTCAAGCACAATACATAGGTACTGACAACATACAAATTGGCGGTGGACGTTATTGGTTTAGTGGTGGTGACCCAGCTTATGCAATTCTTGATCAAATTAGGTTTTTTAATAAGGTATTGTCGGCATCTGAAGTTTATTCGTTGTATACTAGTATAGACATATAAAATGGAAGATTTAAAAATTGCAATGACGAACTTGTTTGCCCTTGGATTAAGTGTTTCCGATGCGAATGAACTGCTTCAAGGTTTCAGTTTAGGACTTGCGATTATATATACATCAATCAGTATTTACAAAAAACTCAAATAAATGGCTGCAAAATTCGATATTAATAATGACGGCAAACCGGACTTCAGTATTTCAATTCCACAAATTGTGACGTTGCTTGCGATGTTTGCTTCAATTGTTGGTTCTTATTATACATTAAACGCCCGTGTTGATGCCGTGGAAACTGCGACAAAAAAACTTAAAGAAAACGAACAAAAATACACTTGGCCAAACCAAAGGAAAACGGAAGAAGAAATCCGTGATCTTGAAGGTGAAATGCGTGCATTTATGAAAGACATTGAATATTTAAGACGTGACGTCGATAAAAAGAAA